TAATGTTTGTTGTGATGGTGGTACATATCCAGTACCTGCTGGTCCTTGACCATATATAGTTCCAGCTTCAGATATAATCTGATTTAAAGCTGGTTGTGCTGGTGAATAAGGTTCTACTCTGTTTACAGTAGTAGAGCTACCTCCACCTCCTCCTCCGAATGACATATTATTTTTTCTCCTTATTATGTTTTTCTAATAATACATGACTTTCTTTAAAACCAAAGGGTTTAAGTACACGTTTCCATCCTGGTCTCGCTACTAACTCTAATAAATCACAGTTGTTTTGCCATGCAAAATCTTCAATATGTTTTATTAAATGTTGCCATTTTTCACGATGATTACCAGTCATGATTTTAATATTTAAACATCGCTGTAATGGTCTTTGTATTATTTCTGTAACTACTACTCCATAATACTTTTTATCTTGTGAATCCCAAAGTATCCAAAGTTGCATCTTATTTTCTAAAATCCAACCTTTAATATGTTCTGCTCTAGCATATCCATTAGATCTAGCTAAGGCATCTGCAATATTTTTAGATACCATATGCCAAGCATCATTAACTTTTTCTGTTGGTATTCTAACCAGTTCGATCACGTTATTTCTAAATAAGATACTACAATGTGCAACTGATTACCAGCTGACGCTTGTGCTTTAAGTTCCTGTCCTGCTTGTATTACTAATGGTTGTGTAAGTAATTCCTTAGTCTGATTAGCAGCTAAGCCTTCACTTTTAAACAAACTAAAAATGTTAGAAGATTCAACTAATGTAATATCTATAGTTGGTGTAGCACCTGTATCTTCAGATACTAATATAGATTTTAAAATACAAGTAGATCCAGTGGGTACATTAAGTAACACCACTAGACCTGTTGACGTTAAATCTGCTTTTACATTTTTGTATGTATTAGCCATTAGATAACTATAGTGTCAGCTTCTTCTTGCGTAAGTGCTTCACCTGCTACAAGTTTAGCTTTAGCACTAGCTTTTAAAGCAACACTTTCGTTTATTTTTTGTACTTTAGCAGTCACTTCTTGTTCCCAAGCTTCTGCGTCTGCTGTTCTTTGTGCTTCTTGCTCTGATGTCATTTCAACTTCAGTAACTTCACCAGTTTTAACATTTGTAAATATTTCTTTTGTCATTATTTTTTCACTCCATATAAAGTTGCTCTAAAGTCTGTAAAACTATTATTACTTGTATAAAATTTAATTCCATCATAAGTACTTCCACCAACATATTCTCCCCTATAAGCGTCCCAAAATCTATATTTAGGTGAGGAATTATCTTGACCCCATGATTCAGAACCCCAATGTTTTTGACTATGGTTAGTTGAAGCACCTTCAAAAATAGTAAATGTAAAACCAAAATAATAGCCAGAAGTAGTATCCCAACCTAACATTTGCATATAATCTCTACCATCTCCATCAGTAGAAGCACCAATAGCAGGAGAAGAATTATCTGTTCTTCGGTAAGCATTATATCCTGCATGCCAATAATCATTACTACCACTTCGTTCTGTGGTGTTGTCTAAAAATCTTGCTCTTATAGTTGTATTAGAACCACCATTTAATTTTATTCTACCAACAATTTGGTACATACGATAAACTGAGTCGTCTATAAATTGTGTAAAACTGTGAGAGCTAGTTGTTGATGTGCTATTGATAGCTGATAATTTTACCCAATCAGATGATACTGTTCCCCAAGATGGATTAGCACCTGAACCACCAGTTTGTAAAACTTGTCCTGCTGTTCCATAGCCAAGTCTAGCTAGACCTGAACCATCTCTGTAAAGTATATCACCTTGTGTTGTTAATGTTGTTGCTACATTAGTACCATCTGCACCATCAGCACCTTTTGCTGCTAACTTTGTCCAATAGGAAGCGTTGGACGTTGCGTTACCAGTTCCAGCTTGGATACAAATGAATGTTTCATTCCCATGAGTGACGATGTCATCAACTACATAAGCTGTGCCACCTGCGTATGCACCTCTGAATACTGGCTTGATTCTTCCTAAATTTATTGTTGCCATTTATGTTTTCTCCTTTGTTGTTAGACTGTCACTAACAGTTCACCATCTGAGTTCACTGAGAATGTAAGTCCTTTTTTACTAAAAAAGCTCTCATCAAATAAATCTGTTTGAGAACCATCGTTTGTAGCTACTGATATATCATCAGAGCCATTTGTTTTTGTAAGAATAAGATCCTCTTTCTGACTACCAGTACCATTAGTTTTTTTAAAACCATATAAGTCTGTATTACCTAATGATTCCTGTGTAGAAGTAGCAATCTCTGCTAATTCGATCTTACCACTGCTGATCATGTCAGCTAAGTCTCTTGCTCTTGTCATATTATATTACCAAAGTATCTGCTTCAGCTTCAGTTAAAGGCTCACCAGCCACTAACTTAGCTTTTGCACTAGTTTTTAAAGCATCACTAGCTTCTTTATCTGCTTCAGCTTGTGATTTAGCTTCTGCCTCAGCAGTTGCTATATTTTGAGCATTAGCAATATCAGTTTCTCTTTGTGCTTCTTCTTCAGCAGTATAATCAACTAATATTCCATTTGGATTTTCTGGATTTACTATTAATTTTTTTGTCATTTTTTTTTCTCCTTAATTAAAATTTAATTCCATATAATGCCCAATTATCTATAACTTGGTTATTACCACCAGTTGGAAATATTAAGACACCAGATATTGCATTCGCACCTTGATCATAAGTAAAACCACCATATACTTGATGAAAGGTAGCATTATCATTTCTTCGCCATTGCATTTGACACATAGCTTGAAAATTATTATCTGTTGCGTCAGCTGGATCATAGAAAGTCCATTCTAATCCATTACCTCTTGATGTATTCCAAGCATCAGTATTGGTTCTGAACTCAGTTGCATTCCAAGCATTACCAGCATTTCCAGTTGATTGACTACTAGAGTCTCTATATGCATGAAGTTGATTATATCTATAATTTGAATCATTTCTTTGACTTCCACCAACATTTACTCTCATACCGAAATGGTCTGTTGAAGTAGGTCTCCAACCATTTATAAATAATTTATAAACTTTATATGTAGATGAGAAATATCCATCTATTGAAAGTGAACCAGCAGCAACACTTTGAGAGCCACTTGCTAGTTTAACAAAGTCAGAAGATACTGTTCCAAATTCTAAAGCTGATGCTCCAGAATTTACTTTAACTACCTGACCAGCTGATCCTAATGATAAACCACTGTTCCAGATTCCTCCAGATCCAGCAGAAAATACATTCCAATGAGCTGTACTTGTAGGTAAATTACCTGTTGTTGAAGTTTTTGCTATATATGCTGACCCATTATAGTAGACAACATCATTAGCAACGTAGGCAGTTCCACCTGCATAATCACCCTTATGAGTGAATGTAAGTTTGCCTATATCTATTGTAGCCATATTTTTTTCCTCCTATTATATGGTTGCTATTAAGCTGCCATTTGAAAGTGAGAATGTAAAACCACTCGCACTAAATAAAACATCATCAAACGCAGCATATTGAGTATTTGTGATGTTGTCTTGACCTTGATTGGTCGTTGTTACTTGTAAATTGTTATTAAAAGGTGCTGGTGTATTTGCTTGTCCTCCCATTCCTGAATGTGATGAACAATAGTAATACAATGTTGGAGCACCAGTTGCAACTACAATTGTTACTTGTGTAGATGAGTTTACTGTAACTCCTGTAGTATATGCACTTGTATTTCCACTATCTGTAGAAAATCTTAATGGGTGAGCTGAAGGGTGTGTAAATACATAAGTATTACCTTCAATTAATTCTAAAGTTGGCTGAGCAGCTCCCATTATATGATATACATTATTACCTGCATAAGATGCAGCTGTAACTGTATAATTAACAGTTGATGCTACTGTTGATAAGTTAAAGCCATAAACTTCTGCTGAAGATGCATTACCAAATTCTAATGCAGATCCACCAGCATTAACCTTCATTACCTGTCCTGCTGAACCAAGTGATCCTAATCCTGTACCACCATCAGATACTCCTAATATACCACCAAATCCTGGTATATCAGCATATTCTAATGCTGAACCACCACTATTTACTCTAAGAACTTGATTAGCAGATCCTAAAGATGTAAGTCCAGTACCACCTTTTGTAGTAGGTACAGTTGGTAAACGATCTGATCCTAGTGTTCCTGATGTAATGTTTGCTGCATTAATTGCTGCAACATTAAATGTTCCAAATCCGACTAAATCTAACGTATCACCTGATGCTGCACCAGATGCGAGAACAACAGAGTTACCTGATGTTACTGTAACGTCAGTTCCATTTACGAGCTTAACACCATTAAGATAACAATCAATAAATGGTGAATCATAACTAAGTGTATTTCCTGCTGAGTCAGCTCCTGAAAATGTAGTTTGACCACTAGTAGCTGTGTATTGGAATCTAGCAGAAGTACCATTTACAGATGATCCTGCATTTGCCCAACCAGATGATTTATAAACTTTTAATTCATTAGCAGTAGTGTCAAAATATAGATCACCAACATCTAACGAACTTGTAGGTGCTGATGATGCTATTCTATATCTTTCAGCAAATGAGTTTACACCTGATAAGTTGTTAGATACATTTGTTACATGACCACTAGACTCTGCTGATGCAAGAGCTGATAATCCTGATATTCCTGCAAGTGTAGCAATATTATTTGTTGGAGTTATTTGTCCAGCAACTGTATTAATATTTGTAGTATTTGCTCCAGCAGCAGATATATTAGTTGCATTGGCAGCAACAGTTGATACTTCAGATGCTTTTGGAACTAATCTTGCAAATGTGTAAGTGTTTAATGTAGTTGTAGTTTCAACTAATAATCCAAAGCCTGATGCAAATGTAACTGTGTTTCCACAACCATTTAAGGTAACTGTAGAATTTCCAAGTGTTCCATTAGCTATAGTAATTACTCCAGAGCTGTTGGAAGTTAAATCTGTTGATAATGCTGTAATACTAACAATAGTACCTGTTCCATTGTTTACATCTGGATTAGCATTAGGAAAACTTGTTTCGTTTGCTATTGGTACAAATCCACCTACATCATCAACGATGTCTATAATTCTGTTTGATACAGCAGCAGTTGTTGCTACTTTAGTATCTGAGTTACTCCAAGCATCTCCTGATGCTATTGTTTCTGTAGAGTCTTGTCTAAAATATCTAGAATCAGAAGCAGATGTTGTAAATACAGTTACATCATCAGGTGTGCTACCTGCGTGTGATGAAGCATCTACTAATAAACCTGAAGATAGGTTTGCTCCTGTGATAATACCAGTTGGTATTGAATTATTTGTTTTTGATAAAATACCTACATAAATAACTAAAGATTCATTTTGTAAAGATCCTGAATCCCAAGTTACGTTTACTGTTGTATTTGAAGAAAATGATGAACTAGCTATTGTTCCAACTATTGTTCCTGTAGATGATCCTACAGCTTTTACCCTTCTACCAGCATGATAGAATGATGTTACGTTAGCTCCAGCAACTGTAAATGCTGTTCCACTAACATATGCAAAAGTATGTGATCCATCACCATCACCATAAATTACCCATTGAGAGTCATTATAAAACTCTCTAATATCAGCTGTTATAGCTCTGAAGGCGTTGTTAATGTTAGAAGGTAACATACCTTCAGCTATATTAACACCTCCTACTGAGCTGTTATTACTAGCTGTTGTACTATAATCTTTTATTCCTGCCATTTTTCTCCTAACTCATGAACCAAGCAAAAGCTTTGTCATTTTCTGTATTATTTTTATTAATTAATTCGTTCACACTTTGTTCTAATTGTCTTTGAAAAAATTCTTGTGACTCAAACGAATATCTTACGTTATCTATATCATTAGTATCACTCATCTTATTCCTGCTTTACTTAATACAAAATCTACTCCTTGTGCATGAGTAAATGTTGTTTTTGATGGTATTTTAACATTAGCTCTAATGTATCTTCCAGATTTTCTTACTGGATTCATACCACTACTATTTTGTGTTACTGATGTAGATTCAGATTCATTATCAGCAACTCTTTCTCTAGTTTTTACTGTTAATGTAGATACTGCATCTACGATTGGTCTAACACCAGTTATATTAGCTCTAAGTCCTGCAAAAGGTTCTAGTTCTGCTGTTTCTACTTCACATTCATTAGAGTTTCCAGAAAATATAGCTGCTTTATAATTTTCATCTATAGCTCCTAAAAACATTTGACCACCATTCCAAAAGTCTGTGTCAAGAGCTGCATTAATATTTTCTAAGTTTTCAGATATAATATCCATTAACTCTACTGTAAAAGCTCCAACAAATTGTGGAAAGATAACACTTGTATTAGCTTCTGCTAATGACCATTTTTTAGTAGCATAATTATATATAATAATTCTATCACATAATCCTGAT